TATCTATTTTCTTTTGTATCAAGAATTTTTATCAAATCACTAACTGTTACTACTTTCATCTTCTCTGCCTCTCAATTCTTTCAGTTTTGCTTCTGCTTTTTTCTCTGTAGAAAAATACTTGCAATTTTCCTTGTCAATATCCTCAATCTCGTATATCGCAAGTTCTTTTATAGGTCTTTTCATAACCATTGCATACTTAGGATTGTTTATATCAACAATGTAATACACATATTTGCAAGGCAACTTAACAAGTCTGCGCTGTTCCTCTAAGTCCTCATAATCGGCAAGTTTTTTAAGTGCATCACTAATATACTTACATTTTCTTGGTGGAATATCACAATCCCAACATATGCTACAAGTAGGACAATCTTCGTTTTTGTCTATACTGACTCCTAGTTCTGTTTTATATGTTAATCTCTTCATTACTGCTCCTTATCCGGAAGTTTGGCTAGTTTCCACGCTGTTGTATACCCCTTACTACTCCACGATGTTGCTCCATCACTCCAAGTAAAAACGCTTCCATTCTCATATTTCGCAAAATACCTTTTAGTCCACTCTAAGCTGGCACTGTCTCTTACCAGTATTGGTGTATCAACTGCAACTTTCGTCCAGTCAATAGGTGGTTCAACATATTCACTATTCGCCCATTTTATCCTTTTGCCTCCGCAAGACATAACATCAGAAACATTGAATAAACAATCTTTACACTCTGATCTGCCACACGCTATCGGCTCTAATGTTACTTTGTCAACTGCTATTGTGTCATTGCTACAAGCAATATCCAAAATCTTTTCTGCAAATTTCTCTCTATTTGTCATAGTTTTTGTACTCCTTTCCCATAATCCGGCATATGTTTAAATCTTTCATATGCCTTATTGTCTCTGCGTCTTTCCATGTAGGCTTTTTGCCTATCGTCTCTCATCTGCTTTATGTGAGCATTTTGAGTACTGTCGTTATCCTATGCGTAAGTCATTAATCAATCACCTTTATGTACCTTTCATCAACGTAATTAACTTCATCAGCAAGGCATTGCGCCACCTTTGGCAATGTCAGACCGAATTGATTAAATTTATACAACGTGTCGATTAAGTCCCTAAATTCTGCGATAAACTCTTTAATTTCCCTAACCGACAATTTAAACATTAGTTTAAGTGCCGTACATGCTAAAACCATGTAGCTGTATGCCGTGTCATTTAAAAGCTGTCGTGTGTCATTTATCGTTAATGGATTGTTTCTCTGATAAATCCTAATCAACTGTTGCATTGGGATTAAATTAATCTCTTTCTGCACATCAATGCCGTATCTCACTTTCAAAAGTTCGGCAAGCGTTTTAGTTTTCATTTCATTTTCGGTCTGTGCCCTTTCAAGGTACTCATTTATGGTTCTTTCAAGCCTTACAATACGTTTATTGTCAAATCCATGATGTAAATACAGTACATAGTAGCCCAAATCCATGAAGTCTGTGAAAGACCGCCTTACGAGCTTTCTACGGCTATTGCTGTTTTTCAACGTAATTTTTTCTGATTTTGTCCATGTAAAATCCGGCTCTTTGTGCTTTTTCTTTGGTTTCAGTTTGTTGCTCATATTCCTTCATTCTTTCTTCAAGTTCTCGTTTTGCCCTGATAAAACAGGCTTCGGTAGTTTCTTCTGTGACTTTTACAATCTCTTTACCGCGCCACCGGATAGTTATTTTTGCTTCCTTGCTATTTGTTTTATAAAACATTCGCAAGTCATATCTCCTTTGCAGTGGTCGGTAAAAATCGTAAAAATCTTTCAAGGCGTCCATTGTGGACTCCTTTCTTTTATCTTCTGCCGTGCTATGTTTGCCTTTTCGCAAGTTGCGTTCTTAACGTTCTGCTGATAGTGCTTTTCGCAGACCTTATATCCGGGTTTTACCGGATTATCACAGAAAAAACATAGTCCTTGTTCGTATCTGCCGGTTCTTTCAGGCATTTTGACTCGTGCTCTTCTCATTGTTTCCCGACAAAATGTGCAAGTGGTATGTCCCGGGTCTGCTTTTCTTTTACGACAGCGTGTGCATATGCCATTTTCCTTGTCTTTTTCGTATCGCGCTTTCCGCCATGCTTTTTGCCGTTCATTGTATTTTTCAACATCGGTAGCACGTATCTTTGACATGGCTTCGGCTGATTTTGCCCTACACTCAACACAGCTTTTTTCGTCACCATACAGCAAGTTCTTGCCACACCTAGGGCAAACACCAACCGCCTGTAATTTCTTATAAAGCTCTCGACCATATGCTGTACGTTTGCTGTTGCACGCCGTACAAACCACCCCTTCTCTGTCAAGCGGTTTCCCACAAAGCACGCAAAGGTTATTGACTTTTCGTTCTTCATACCTTTGTCTTGAATACTTGTCTTTTATCATTTTTTGTTAAGAGTAAAGCCAGCTTTAATTGTGCGCACAAACCTCTTTACCTCCTATCTTTTCATCTGCTCGATACGTTCCTTAATTTCTTTTGGCATTGGAATACCTTTAATTGGCTTATTTTGGCTTTTATTATCTTCTAACGATAATTTTATCGTCTGTTGATTTTTAGAGTCGATTTGAGCCAAATATGAGTCTTTATTAGCATTCTCAATCAATGCTTGTACGTCTGCAGGCATTTTCTTGATTTCATTCTCACGATTAACAACCAACCGATACGACCTCATAAAATTTGACTGGACCACGTTTTCAATACTGTTTGTGTCCGTCTGCGACCAATTCCGCAAGTTATCAGGACTCCCGACAGCCTTTTGTACCAGTGGCGGTAGCTTATTAAATTCTTCGGCTGCACCATAATAGCCATTTCGTAGTGCTTTGCTGACAAGTGCCCATGCTTCCATCTCGTTTAGTTCTTGTGGATTCTGAGTGAGGTATATTGTGTTTATCAACTGCCCTATGCTTGGTGCAAAACCACTTGTATCGGATGTTATATAGGCTCTCAAACCCATTTGCACAACGTTGTAATCCATATCCCTAAGCATCGTGTACCACGTATCAACTGCCACTGTTTTATCCGGTGGTTTAAAATTCGGATATGCCGACTGTATAACCATTAAGAGTTTAATTGTTTCATCTCTTGTCATTAAGCATTTCTCCATTCATCAAACACATTTTCTTTATTTTCCTGTTTTCGACTTCTTTCCCAAGTCCGGACTGCAGCTTTCCAGTCTTTCATTTTGTTTTTGCCAATCATCCAGCCTTTGGATTCATAAAAATCAATAAACGATTGAGCATCAATGTTATTGCTTCTCTCAAGGCAGTACTGCTCGACTTCTTCAACGCTTGGGGGGATAAAGCGTTTTGTTTTTCCCCCTCTCACACTCTCCCCTTTACTATCCTTAACTATACTATTCTTATCTATACTTACCTTACCTATACTATCCTTACCTACGGATACATCTTGTATACACTTTGTATACATCTTGCTTTCGTCAAGAGTGTATGCTTTATTTTTCTTAACTCCAAGCATGGATTTTTCGTCTACATAATCAGTAGGTCTATATCTGTCGGACTGTATGTAATTGTGCATTTTCCAGTGCTTAATAACGATAATTCCGCTTTCAAATAAGATTACAAACGATTTTGCAATCAGCAGTTTAAAATCATCATCAGAAGCACCGCACATACGCTGTATTTTCTTAGGATTATTAACAAATCCATCATCGTCAGCATTCATGGATAGGTGAAAGTAAAGCATTTGAGTACTGCTCGGCATATCGAGAAAAGCGTCACTTTCAGTTATTTTCTTAGCAAACATTCTACGTTCTGCCATTTAATTAATCTCCTATTTTCTTCAAGTTTCGATTGATGTATTTTAATCTTTTTTCTCGTATTTCATACGCTTCAAGTTGCGCTCCTGTTTGAATTTCACCCATTCTTCAATCTCAACATTAGTGACCGCAAAAATCTGCTTTAAAATCTCCAAACAGATAATTACATCTGCCATTTCCTCAACAAGATTGCTCCTGTCACCTATACCCCTAATTTCTTTGCTAATCGCCTGTGACAGCTCGGAAAGTTCTTCCATGCATACCACCGACTGCATTCCCTCACCATAATGCTTTATGCTCTTGGAAACTATTGATTTATCAACGTTAATCTCCATTTTTATTTCCTTTCTTTGGTTTTTAGTTAATTAAACCTTTTATCCGCTTTTTAGCTGTTTCAAATACCTTATCGTGAATGTAGCTCCTGATATCGTTGTAACAATCTTCGCATACGTCACTTATCACTGTCTTTTCATTAACATTTGAATAGCCTCTTTCTGCGTAATCACCAGGGTAAATATCAAAGCCACTTATTTCATAACAATTACTACAAAATTTGCCACAAGTATCACATTTGTACGCTTTACTCACTCTGAATCACTCCCTTTCTTTTCTTTCAACTGTTCGGCTATTTCGTCAATCTTTTCTTCCTCTAAGATTGTAAAAGCATATTCTTCCTTGATAGCTTTTATAGTGTCATCAACAGCCTTGCTATAATTATCAATATTAGACTTTCGATATTTAAGCACTTCATTATTCAAAGTTTCCTCGCCCCAATCTCCGCTATCAAACCATTCAACAGCCTTAAATACAGGACTAAGTGTTTCAAAAAGTGTTTCTATTCGTATGCTTGCCGACTTGATATACTCAACTAGTCTCTGTGTATCTTTAGCCACATCTTTAAAACCCGCACTATTCAATCTATCAACCATATCTTGCAGTAATTCTGTTGACGAACCATTCATAAGCTCGTCAATCTCTTTGCAATACAAATAATTCCAACTTCCACCGCTCATTCACTTTCACCCGCTTTCAACAAATCCATAAATTTCTCATACTGCTTCTGCGATACCTTGTTATGCTCTTTTTCGGGCTTTAAGCGGATTATAAGGTGTTTTTCTGCTATATTGGATAATTCCCTTGCTAACACCTTTTTGCCTTGCTGTATGCCGTCACGATAACCTTTAGAAGGTTTAAATTCATTTATCTTTTCCTTACCCTCTCCTTGACCGCCAGCCGTCTTATTATAGCGACATTGATAACCTTTCTTAGTGTACTCCAAAATCCAGTGCCGTTCCCATTTATCAAGTTCAGATTCGGGGTAATTGATAAAATTCAATTTCCACCCATAAGGGTTATCATCACTATAAAAGCCCCTTTTTTTAAGGGATAGGTCTATATGCTGATACCCTACAAGGTGTCCGCACATCCTCTGTGTAATCCTAACCGCCTGTCCTATATAAAAATATGAGATATTGTTTTCGTCAGTTCTTGTCAAAAAATATATTCCACTCCTGTCATTCAGCTTTGGATTTATCTTTAGAAGTCGCTTTCGATTTTCTGATTCTATAGCTTTTGCCTGTCTTAATTTCTTGTAATCCGTCTTTAATCACTCCTTTAATACTTAATATTCATATTTCCGTGTTCATTTACCCAGTCAATAGCTTCTGCGTATGTAACACCGTTGTTCTTCAAGACATAAAGCAGATTATGAAATTTTGGATGCGTTTCTTTTAACATCTGAAACCTATTCGGTTCTTTCTCTAAATGACAACCAAATCCGCATAGCACGCAACCTGTTCTTTTGCAACCTGTGGTTTTAAGCAATGGTCCTTCATTATCAAATATTCCATAATCAGCAAATGACATTTGATTGTCGCATTGCCCCATAGCTTCATAATCTGTGACTACTTCGCCATAAACGGAACATATCGGCAGATTGTTTTCTTTGATGTAAAGCAACACATCCTGCTCCGTCCAAAAGCTCATAGGGTTACTATGTGGTCTTGTAACATTAAAAGCATTGCAGCCATCCTGTAACCATTTTTGTGTACGCATAACGCTTTCGCTTGCCATAGTCGCTATAATAGGCTTTCTACCTGTTTTCTTTTCGTAATCGTGCGCAGGCTTTTTCTTCATAATGTCACAACATAAGTCACTTATCTCAAATGGTGCGTCAAGAAAGAATTTATATTTTTCTTGATTAAACTGACTATAATTGCCTTTACTATCTGTCAGTTCTCCATTCAGTCTGCGCAACCTGTATTCTGAACCACTAGGGATAACTCTCATCTGCAAACTCTTGTACTGTTCGTTCTGCTTGTTTATTCTCCTGTCTATTCCTAGCAGGTCTGCCATATAGCAAGCATACGGAACTGTCTGTCTGTCTGTCTGTCTGTCTGTTTGTTTGTTTGTCAAGATTGTGTTATTAGATTTTTGACTGTCAAGGTATTTAACATATTTTCTTGCACCACTTACACAATTTGCCACTTCCTTGCTTATCATCGGAAATCCGTACTTTTCACAAACTTCTGCAAATGAAATTTTAGGTTTCAAAATCACAAGCTTATCAAAAGTCTTGGCAAATTCCTTTAACTCTGGATACTGTGTCGGTACATCTACGAACACAAAAGGAATATTTTTATATCCACAAACTTCTCTGATTATGTGTCCTAAAACTGTGCTATCTTTGCCGCCGCTAAATGATAGATACACGCCATCTTCGCCAAATTCACCAACCCAGTTTCGTACTCTCTCGGCTGTCATTAAAACCTTGATATTAAGTGGTAATGCCTGCCATTGGTACAATTCTTGCATTGTATGTTTATTTTCTGCCATAATTACACCTCTTAATTGAATGGTAGCCCCTCATCAGCTACGCCATCTGGAATTGACATAAAGCTGTCTGAACCAACATTACCGCCCATAATTCCATTGTTATTATTCTGCTGATTAGCTCTGCTTTCGCAGAACTCGTGTCTTTCAACAACGCAATCATTAGTGTAGACTTTCTGCCCGTCCTTGTTGGTATAATTGCCTGTCTGCCATCTACCCTCAACGATAATCTTAGTACCTTGATGTAAATATTTCTCTGCAAACTCTCCATTCTTGCCAAATGCAATACAATTAATAAAGTCTGCTGCCTGTTCGCCCTCTTTCTTAAAAGTTCTGTCAACAGCTAACGTATACCTTGCTACTGCCATACTTCCGTTTACTGTCTGTGAATATCTAATCTCTGGCTCTCTAACAACTCTTCCACATAAAATTACACGATTCATTACTTTTCCTCACTTTCTAATACCTTGATATTTCTATCTCACTGTTCAATATAGAATTAAGTTCCTTGCTAAGTAAATCAAGTTCCTGTTTCACCAATAATTGAGCTTCGCTTATCGCACTCATTACAGATGTACTATTTAATTTCCTGTCTACAATGCCTAGTGTTCGACAATTCATATATAGTGTTTCTCCGCAACCGCATAGTGTGTGAACACATATATCTAATCTTTTATTGTCGCCTCTGTAGATAGTTCCTGTTTCAACCGGCTCTCCATATTTTGCGTTACTTATATACTTCATATTCTCTCCTATTCTGCTTCTGATTGAAGCCAATCAGATATACATTTCTTACACATTCCAACATTATCTGCATAAGGACATTCATCTATATACATAACCTCAAGACAGCTGTTGAGCAATACATCAACTAACTCTTTATCCGACATATTTCTTATTCTGTCGGCATTAGTTGTTGTGAATTTAGATGAAGTAATTTCCATCGTCACATCCGCAATAAGTC